CATGGACGAAAACCAACTGAAAAAGAGTGAATTTGCTAAGGCTTATGCTGCTGTAGCTAAGACCGAAGAAGGCAAAGCACTCATCACTAAATCCTACAAAGGGGAATAATCATGGCCGTCATGCAATCTCGTGATAACCGCACTTTCATCGCTGGGGAAGACCTTTCCGCAGCACAATTCAAATTCGTAACTCTAGAGTCCGATGGTCAAGTTGACTTGGCTGACGCTGCTGGTGAGAACGCCATTGGTGTATGTCTTGCTGGTGCTGCCGCTGGTGCTGCCGTGACCGTATGTGTCTCTGGCTCCGTCATGGTAGAAGCTGGTGGCGTTATTGCTGCTGGCGCTCAAGTTCAAACTGGTGCTGATGGTACTGCTTTGACTGCCGCCGCTGGTGATGTTGTTCTGGGTTACGCTCGTGAAGCTGGCGTAGACGGTCAGATCATCGAAATCGAAATGATCCAAGGCGGCAACGTAGTCCCAGCCTAATCTAGCATTAAAGGAATAATATAATGCCACTTTTGACACCATCTCAGGTACATATCGACCAGCCGTTGTCTAACTTGACACTGGCCTATGTACAAGAACAAACTAACTTTGTCGCTGATAAAGTATTCCCAACCGTAGGCGTTGCTCGTCAGTCTGACAAGTATTACATCTATGACCGTGCGAACATGAACCGCTCTGGTGACGTAAAGAAACTTGCGCCACGCACAGAAGTTAACCGCATCGGTATGGCAGTTTCTAACGCTGCTTATTATGCTGACGTTTATGGCCTCGGCATGGACTTCGATGAGCAAACTCTTGCTAACGAAGATGCAATGTTGGAAATCCGTTCCGCTGGCGCACAGACATTGACAACTCGCTTGTTGATCGACCGTGAAGAGCGTTTCGCTGACACATTCTTTAAGGCTGGCGTCTGGACTACAGACGTAACTCCTGCAAACCTGTGGTCTGACTACACTAACTCTACACCAATCTCTGATGTAACTACTGGTCGTCGCACCATGCAGTTGGCATCAGGTGGCTTCAAGCCAAACACAATGGTTGTTGGTAAAGAAGTTCGTGACATCTTGGTTAACCACCCAGACATCCTCGCTCGTTTGAACGGTGGCGCAACTGTAACAAACACAGCTTTGATTACAGATGCTAAACTGGCAGAAATCTTTGAAGTAGAGAACTTCTACGTCATGGAAGCTGTTAAGAACGGTGCTGTTGAAGGTCTTGCCGAAAGCAATAGCTTCATCGGTGGTAAGAACGCTCTGTTGGTACACACACCTCGTGCATCCGGTCTGATGACCCCTGCCGCTGGTTTGACATTCGCATGGAACTCAGTTCCCGGCGTAAACAACCTCGGTGTTACCGTTGAGTCCTTCTCTGACGATGCTCTTAAGCGTCAGCAAGTTGCAGAACACATCCAAGTTAAAATGGCTTATGACATGAAAGTCACAGGCGCTGACTTGGGTTACTTCTTCTCAGCCGTAATCGCCTAAGCGATAATACTAAAGGTGTACCCTGAGCTTAACGGCTTGGGGTACAACCCAATATATAACAGAACATAACAGTATTCATATAATGGAGAGTCCCTATGCACCCCACATACTTGGGTTGGCAGGTCGATTGGCCTGTGTTTATCAAGATGCCTTTACTGGCGGATAATACGAATTGGAAACGTGGAGATCACTTTAACTGGGCAGAGCGAGGAATAGACCAAGACAAGGTTGCTACCCTATACGCCGCAGGTTATATCCACCACAATAAAGAACTAGAGGTTCAGAACAAGGTTGGAGATCGACTGTCTGAACTAGCTGGTAAAGACTTAGAGACCTTAGTGAACTTACTTAATGTCGAGGTAAACAAACGTACCTCCAGTAAGACAGAGTTTGAAGCTAAGAAGTGTAAGAAGTCTAAGATTGACGATAAGCAACGTGGTCTAATCAGACGCTTCCTTAATGTTAATCGCTGGATTACAGAAGACTTCTACGACATTCGAGACAAGGTTCTCGCTGACTAATAACAACACCAGTTCGCTGGCACTCAGGAGACGACTTACATGGCATGGTCTTACGATCCTACAGACTTGGACACTACCACGGCCTCTGGTCGTCTCAATACAGTACGCCTTCTGATTGGAGATACTGACACAGTTGACCAACAGGTGCAGAACGAAGAGATTACATTTGCTTTATCTGAGAATGGTAACAATGTATATTACTCTGGTGCTTGGGCCGCTCGTGTAATCTCAGCTAAATACTCCCGACAAGTAACGACACAACTAAGTGGTGCTTTGAGTGCTGACTATTCCGACTTAGCCAGACAGTATAAAGCACTAGCAGATGACCTAGAGTATCAAGGTAAGACCGCAGGTGCTTCGGTGGGTGTCCTAGCTGGTGGTATCACCAAGAGTGGTATTGAAGCTGTACGAGCTAACACTAACCGTATCGAAGGCTCATTCCGTAGAGATCGTTTTAAGAACCCACCAAGCTATCAAACACCTGAATACGAATAAGGAGTAAGATATGTCATTCCGCTCCTTTGACCTGCTTAACCTAGTTAGAGACTTTGGGGAAACCCTAACTCTACGCAAGGTTACTACTGCTGGTACATACAATCCAGCTACAGGCACAGTAGACAGTTCTGTCACTACCGACTATTCCGTTAAGGGGTATCTCTACAACTATAACGTAGGTGTCGCTGGTGGTAACGATGAGGTTGTTCGTGGTACTCGCAAGTGTGTTATCTCAGCCTTAGACTTAGCTGCCATCCCCGACTTTGACGATCTGATTATCGGCAGTGGTGACACAGTTAAGATTACCTCTGTCATGTCGTTATTTTCCGCTGGTACTGCTATAGGTTACATCTGTGACGTAGGAGAGTAACCTATGAAACAGTCTATCAAGATTAACTCTTCGTTCTACAAGAAGATGGAGATACTTGACGAATATGTAGAAGAGTATGTGTCTGACCAGTTAATAGATATAGCTCAGACTGCCGTTAACCTATCCCCCGTAGACACTGGTGCATATGTTACATCATTCTCTTATTCTGTCGGTGCTGGTAGACCAAGGGGTAAGTCCTCAGATAACAGACCTAAGAAACAAAACCCTCAAGCTATGAGACAAGAAGGTCTTTCTAACTTGATGAAGGACATAAACAAGGTTGACCTAAAGAATACCACAAGCATTACACTCAGGAACGCTTCCCCTCATGCAGACGATGTAGAGAACGGTGGGCCATCTTGGAGAAGGGCTGGGTATAAAGTTTTTGCACAGATAAGGAATATCTATGGCTAGTATTCAGAATGATATTCGGGCTGCACTTGAGAGCCACTTAGCTGGAACATCCGGTCTCCCCGACATAGCCTATGAGAACGTAGCATTTGAGCCTACAACAGGCACTAGCTTCCTCAAGGTACAATACCTCCCCACGGTCACTAGACCTGCTGTAAGGGGCTTAAACCCACAACTGAGATACCAAGGTGTATTCTCCGTAACAGTCTTTGCCCCCGAAGGTCAAGGCCCAGCTACCGCAGACGACTACGCTAACAAAGTGATAGACGCCTTCGCAGCAACCACTGACATCTCGTTTACCAATGGTGATGCAGAAACAATCATAGTGTCTATTGACTACGCTGAACGTCAGCAGGGAATGATAGATAGTCCTTGGTACTTTGTTCCGATTAACATCGGCTGGTACATATACAAATAACTTCCAATAGGAGAAACCAACATGGCCTTTGCACAGGGTTCACGCTCCAGTCTGTCGTTTATTACCGAATCTACGTTTGGTACGACACCCGCTGGCAACTTCACTAACCTCCCATTCAGCACCCACTCTTTGAACCTTACTAAAGATCGTGTTGCTGGTACTGACATTCAAGCTGACCGTATGGCTCGTGTTGATCGTCATGGCAACCGTCAAGTAGGTGGCGACATTGTTGTTGACCTCCGTGATGGTGACTTCGATGCCTTCCTTGAGTCAGCTATGCTCAACACTTGGGCAACTAACGTCCTTAAAGTTGGTACTACACCTAAGTTCTTCTCTATCGAAGACTATGCTGCTGACATCGACCAAGCTCGTTTGTTCACAGGTATGACAGTTTCTACTATGGGTGTCTCTCTTGCCCCTAACCAGATGGTAACAGCTACCTACGGTATGGTTGGTAAGGACATGACCATTGGTGCTACTGAGAAGACACAGGATGCTGCATCAGGTGCTGCCCCCTTCGATGCCTACTCAGGTACATTAGCTATCGGTGACGTTGATGGTACGCCCACTACGTCAGCTATCGTAACTGGT